CCACCACAACCATCACAGGAAACATCCGATGGCACTGCTACTGCGCAAACGCCTGATCGTGATCGAGACGGAGTCGACGTACGGGACGGATCCAACTCCGGACGGAGCCGACGCCGTACTCGTGAGGGATCTGAGCATCACTCCTCAGAGCAGTGATGTTGTTAGCCGAGATCTGATTCGTCCTTATCTCGGCGCATCTCAACAGCTGCTCGCTAATACTCGCGTTGAATGCACATTCAGCGTTGAGCTTGCTGGCTCTGGAACTGCGGGAACAGCTCCTCAGTACGGAAAAGCACTTAAGGCATGCGGCCTTGCTGAAACTGTGGTTGCCAACACCTCAGTCACTTACGACCCTGTCAGTTCCAGCTTCTCTTCAGTCACCATCCACTACAACATTGACGGCGTTCGTCACAAGATGACCGGCTGTCGTGGAAACGTGGCATTGACTGCAAACGTTGGTGAAATTCCGACTTTGGACTTCACATTCACCGGCATCTACAACGCGCCCGACGACACAGCCCTCCTGACTCCAACCTATGCGAATCAGGATGATCCGTTGCTCTTCAAGAATGGCAACACCACCAGCTTTGAGCTGCTCTCTTATGCGGGGGCACTACAGAGCTTCTCCTTTGACCTAGGCAACAGCACCACTTATCGCGAGCTGGTTGGTGGCTCAAAAGAAGTGCTGATCACTGATCGCGCAGCTTCTGGCTCTGTCTCTATCGAGGCAGTTGCTTTGGGAACTAAGGATTACTTCGCATCTGCTGTTGATGACGATGCTGCCTTGGGCAACCTGCAGTTCACTCATGGCACTGTTGCTGGCAACAAAGTGCAATTCACCTCAAGCAAGGTTGACATCGGGGATGTTGCTTACGGCGATTCCGATGGCATTGCGATGCTTGAGATCCCGTTCACTTGCGTTCCAGACTCTGCAGCCAATGCTGAGTTTGATTTGGTCTACACCTGATACAAGTTACAGATCAACACCCAAGGGAGCCTTTGCGGGCTCCCTTTTTTTGTGTATGCTGAGCCAGCTTATTTGATTTATCTGATGGCTTTTGTTCGTAAGAAGGTCAAGACCTTCAAGTGGCCGGTTGAAGTTGAAGAGCCAAGCGACAAAAAACCAGGCAAATTTGAGAAGTCAGAGTTTACGGCCATCTTCAAGCGAGTGAAGATGTCTGAGCTTCAAGGCGTCACAGAAGAAGAGGGTGCGTCTCTGCTTAAGAAGGTTCTTGTCGGCTGGGAAGGCATCAATGATGAAGATGGCGATCCCATTGAATTTTCTGAGGCCGAGCTTGATGAGTTCGCTGACGATGTGGATTGGCTGAAGGCAGTGCTTGCTGCTTACACCAATACCTACGGCGAGGCAAAAGCGGGAAACTAAAAGACGCTGCTGTCTATTGGGCTTCTGGCGGCAAGCGTGTCGAGGATAAAACCCAAGACGATGCTGCCGCATTGGGCTTGAGCTTGCCGGCACCAAAAAAGAAAGAGTCAGATGACTTTGAGGTCTGGGACGACAACTGGGACATTGTGATGATGTTCCTGCGTATGCAGACCCAATGGACAGTCAGCATGGCCGGATACGTTGGCTTGAAGTATGAAGTGCTGCTGGTTTCCGGGGGCCTTTTTGACCTTTATGATGTGGAGAACCGTCGC